CAACAAGGCTCTAGAGGAACAAAAAGAATTCAAGTTAAAGGATTTAATTTTCAAGGAGTAAGATGATATTAAAAAAAATAGCAAGATGGATATGGTGTTTATTTTTTCCACCAATTATTTACAGACAAGACTTTGATTTAAAAAGACATTGTAATGTACACGAACAATATAAAAAAGGTTGTTCTGAATGTCGTTATTTGAATAAATAAAATGGTTGCAAAGTACATCGGTAGTTTAATAGCTAAAAGAGTTTTAAAGAACAGACCTGACTTACATAAAAAGTTCGATAAGATTATGAAAAACGATGTTGATGTAACTACGTCTAACGAATCACAAATCTCACAAGCATTAAGAATATTAAGATCAGATAAAGTAGATAAAAAATCTACTGGTGGTGAAATAATTAAAGGTGGCGATTACATAAAAGATCTGTTATAGATTTTAAATGTTCGATAAACTTTCTAAAAAAGAACAGCTAATATTACTTGCAGGTATTTTTGAAGGAGAAGGTTGGTTTGGATTAAATAGAACTAACAAATTAAATTATACTCCAGTAGCAGTATTAGAAGTACAAATGTCAGATGAAGACGTTGTAAAAAAATTTCAAAGATATTGTAATACAAATAAAAAAATTCACTTTAAACCAAAAAGAAAAGAACATTACAAAGATCAATATCGTTTTACCCTTTCAGGCACCCGTGCTTTACAGCTTATGGAGGAAATGCTACCATATTTAGGTATAAGGAGAAAAGAACAATATTATGCCGTGGTTCAATCTATTGGGAATGGCCCTAAAAACTGGAGCCCACCTATATCAGAACAAACAAAAGACAAAGCAAGCAATGTCGGATGCTCAACTGATGCATGCAGAAAAAATGCGATCGGGAGAGATAGCTTATGAAGGTAAATTATTAGAAGCTAGACAATCCGACTGGAAAGACGAGTTCATTTTATTATTACTCTCTGCGCCAATCGTAATGTTAAGTTGGGCAGTATTTTCGGATGACCCAACTGCGATGGAAAAAATGAAACTCTTTTTTGAGTATTTTTCTGAGTTGCCATTTTGGTATCAGACTATATTCGTAGGAGTAATCGCGAGCGTGTACGGACTTAAGGCTACGGATTTAATCAAGCGTAAATAGTTGCATTTAAATATCAAAATGTTATAACAACCTATGATTAGAGGAGATAGCTCAGACTATGAATTACTTAATAAATGGACTAAAGGATTTGATTGCCAAGGTTACAAATCTTGTGAGATCGGAGTTCGTGAGGGACTTGGGTCTAAGATTATCATGGACAATGTTGTTAATAATTATATCCATGTGGGCGTTGATCCTTATGGTAACTTAAAATACCAACACTATGATAACACAGGTGAATACACCTGTGATTATACTGATGAGATGAGAGATACGATGTTAAATGATTTTTATCAGTATCGAAACAATGGAAAGTTTGCATTATGTAATATGACAGACACTCAATTTATGAACGATTCTGAACATAGGTTTTCAAAGTTCGCATTTGTTCATTTTGATGGTCCCCATATGACAAAAGATGTTATAACTGAAGCAGTTTGGTTTGCTACTAGAACTGCACCTATCACAAGGTTTGTATTTGATGATTATACTAAATATGAAATGCCTTTAATTGAAACTATGTTAAAAAAATATGGTTTTAATAATGTTGAGCAAGGAAAAAATAAAATTTTATTAGAAAAAAATGAATCTTGATTTAGATACACTACAAAGTATCAAACATTTCATTAATAAAAGAATTACCCAAATCAAAGAGGATTTGGTGTACCATGTAGACACAATCGACAGACTATCGTATTCTAGAGGGAAACTCAGCGCTTTAGAAACGCTGCTTCAGGATCTTAAAGACCTGCAGAGAAACGAGGAGAATGTCGATGACGATAATAACACCTGATTCCACTTTAGTTGGAGTCAATAAAGTAAACAATGGTGTCGCGCCTGATTCAAAAGAATCGCCGATGCCAACTGATCCAGCAGGGATCGAAAAATACCTTTCAGTAATACCAAAACCAGTTGGTTATAGACTTTTAGTTAGACCTTATGCAGGTCCTAAAAAAACTAAAGGTGGAATTTATCTTACTGATAACGCAAGTGAAACTATTCAAATGACAACCGTAGTTGGTTTAGTCGTTGAGATGGGTGATCTTTGTTATCAAGATAAAGAAAAATTTCCAAAAGGTCCTTGGTGTAAGAAAGGGCAATTTGTAATCTACGGTAGATATGCCGGTTCTAGATTCAAAACAAAATATGGTGAACACCGTATTTTGAACGATGATGAAATCATCGCAACAATAGATAAACCAGAAGATATTCTGCATTTATATTAACAAGGAGAAAACATCATGGCTGATGCACAAGAACAAGCTAAGATACAACCTGAAGTTGAACTTGATTTAGACGATGTTAAAGAAACAGAAGTCAAAATTGAGGAAACAAAAAAGGAAGAATCTAGTGAACCCAACTTAAATGTTGGTGAAGTAGACTTAGGCTATACTAATCACGATGGTAAAGAATCGAAAGATGAAATTGCTATTGAAGAAGTAGAAGAACCTAAACAAGAAACAAAACAAAAAGAACAACAAGAAGATATTGATGATCTATCAAAGGTATCTGAATCTGTAAAAAAAAGAATTGATAAGCTTACAAGAAAATATAGAGAAGCTGAAAGAAGAGAACAAGCTGCTTTAGATTTTGCAAAAGGTTTACAAAAGAAATACGATGATTCTTTATCAAAGTATGATTCTGCAGATGAAAAGTATCTAAAAGAATTTGACGCTAGGGTAGATTCTCAAAGAGAACAGGTAAAAAGAAAACTTAAAGAAGCTATTGAAAATAATGATGCTGACAAAATTATGGAAGCTAATGATGAGCTTACTAGGTTATCTGTTGAAAAAGAGAAAGCTAGAATTAAGCTAGCTGATAGAGAAGCTAGACTTAAACAGTTAGAAGAACAAAAGAATAGTGTCAAAGAAGAACCAAAATACTCAGAAAAAGACGTTGTGCCACAAGAACCTAGCATTAGAGCTAAGGATTGGGCATCTAAAAACTCTTGGTTTGGCAATGATAAAATTATGACAAACGCAGCAATGACCGTACACGAAGATCTAGTGGGTATGGGTGTTGATGTTGAAAGTGATGAGTATTATAATGAGATTGATAAACGTATGAAGGAAAATTTCCCGCATCGTTTTCAATCTGAGCAACGAAGACCCGTCCAAAAAGTTGCTAGTGCTGGCAGAAGTCAGCAGGGACGTAGATCTGTGAGACTCACCAAATCACAGGTGGCTATTGCCAAAAAATTAGGGGTGCCACTAGAAGAATACGCTAAATACGTGAAGGAGGTACAGTAGTATGAGCGATAATATAAAAAGAACTTCACGCGCGTCAGAAGAAGTAAAAGAGGTTAGAAATAAACCTTGGACGCCACCATCATCTCTGGATGCACCACCTGCGCCAGACGGTTATGTCCATAGATGGATAAGAACCGAGAGTATGGGTTTTCAGGATACGGCAAACGTATCTAAGAAAATGAGAGAAGGTTGGGAATTTGTGAGAGCTGAGGAGATTAAAAATCAACTTGGTGATCATTCATATCCAATCATAGCTCAGGGAACTTACGCAGGTTTGATCGGGGTTGCTGGCCTTGTGTTGGGAAGGATACCTGAAGAGATCGTAAAAAGCCGTGCCGAGTATTTTAGAAAAATTACTCAGGACAGAGTAGACGCGGTAGACAACGATGTCATGAAGGAACAACGACCGGAGATGCCTATTAATATTAGTAGACAATCTCGCGTAACTTTTGGTGGAGGAAACAAATCCTAATGATTTGGTAAAATTCACACCAAGGTAAATGTTAATAAACTATGAGGAGAAAACAACATGGCTAATGTAGCTGAAAAATATGGTCTAAGACCAGTAAGAAAGTTAGATGGCTCTCCATTTATTAACGCACAAAACAGATATAGAATTGCAGCGAACTACGGTACGCCAATTTATCAAGGTGACTTGGTAAAACCTGTAACAGGTGGTGGAATCCAAAGAGCAGTTGCAAATACTTCTGATCTTGTAGTGGGCGTTTTTAACGGAGTATTCTACACAGACCCTACTACTCAGAAGCCGACTTGGAAAAACTACTATCCTGGAACTGTTAATGCTAGTGACATTGTCGCTACTGTTATCGATGATCCAGATGTAGTTTACTCAATCGACTCTGATGGAGCGTTTGCAGTAGCAGACATCTTTAAAAACTTCGCAATAACAAACGTAACAGGAAACACTTTAACAGGTATTTCTAAAGTTCAATTGGACTATAGTGTATCTGGTTTAACAACAAGTGGTACTGTTCTTCAAGCAATTGACGTTTCGCAAGATACGCAAAACGACACTGCTGGAAGCGTGAATGTAGATGTGTTGGTTAGAATTAATAACCACTTCTATGCTCAGGGCACAGGAATATAGGAATAGGAGAATAAATTATGGCTATATCACGATCACAACTAGTTAAAGAACTAGAGCCAGGATTGAATGCACTATTCGGCCTGGAATACAATAGATACGACAACGAGCATGCAGAGATCTTCATGTCAGAAGCTTCAGACAGAGCGTTTGAAGAAGAAGTCATGTTATCTGGCTTTGGCACAGCAGCAACAAAAGCTGAAGGTGCTATGGTCACATTTGACCAAGCTTCTGAAGTATATACTTCAAGATACACTCACAACACTGTGGCGTTAGCTTTTGCTATCACAGAAGAGGCTATTGAAGATAACTTATACGACAGATTAGCGGGCAGATACACAAGAGCTCTTGCTAGATCAATGGCGCAATCTAAACAAATCACAGCAGCTAACGTATTAAACAATGCGTTTAATACAGGCGGAAGCTATAATGGAGGTGACGGTAAAGCACTTTGTACTATCGACCACCCATTAGCTAACGGTGGAACGTTCAGAAATGAACTTTCAACTGCTTCTGATTTATCAGAAACTTCGTTAGAACAAGCGTTAATAGACATCGCAGCGTTCGTAGACGAAAGAGGATTAAAAATCGCTACTATGGGTAGAAAATTGATAATTCCAAAAGAATTACAATTTACTGCAGAGCGAATTATGAAATCACCTTTATCTACAACACCAGGTGGTTCTTCAGCGTTTGCGAAAAACGACATCAACGCAATGATGAACATGGGTATGATTCCAGAAGGTTACAGAGTTAACCATTTCTTGACTGATACTGATGCATTCTTCATTATGACTGATGCGCCAAACGGTTTGAAACACTTTGTAAGATCGCCAATTAAAACAGCGATTGAAGGTGACTTCGACACTGGTAACGTAAGATTCAAAGCTAGAGAAAGATACAGCTTCGGTTGGTCTGATCCTAGAGGGATCTTTGGTTCGCCAGGAGCGTAATCAAATAATTAATAGGGGCGTAGTATTTACGCCCCTATTTTTTTAATATAAAATAGGAATTACTATGGCATTAGATATTCAAGCAACTAGATCTACAGCAGCAGCAGGAGCTACTGCAATTATTGAACAACCAATAAGATTAAAAGGAATTATTATTGCTTCAGACAGTGTTGGAGCAGGTGTTTTAGAATTAACTACAACTTCAAATTCAGGAACAACATTATTTATTGGTGATGTTGCTCAAGGTGATACAGTAAACTTTTCTTTTCCTGATGATGGAATTGTATTTCCAAAAGGTATCTACTGCAAAACAAAAACTAATATTGCTGCATATACTCTTCTAACAGATAAATACTCAGCACCAGGATTAACTTACTAGAGGTAAAGCATGGATTACTATGCTGACTTAGGTATAGAGATCGATGGATACGCAAAAGGTGGTATGCCTGCGCGTAACAAAAAAAACTTTAGATCTACAAAATCTGGAGCAGGTATGACGGCAGCAGGGGTCCGTGCATACAGAAGAATGAACCCTGGATCAAAATTAAAAACAGCAGTAACAGGTAAAGTTAAAAAAGGAAGTAAAGCAGCCAAAAGAAGAAAATCTTTTTGTGCAAGATCAGCAGGACAAATGAAGATGTTTCCTAAAGCTGCAAGAGATCCTAATTCAAGATTAAGACAAGCAAGAAGAAGATGGAAGTGTTAATTTCAGATGGCAAGAATAAACGAAGATACTTCTGTAAAAACAGATCTTAAAACTATAGGGCTTATTATAGCTGGAGCAGCAATGAGTGTATGGGTTTATTTTGGCTTAATATCTCAAATATCAGATTTAGAAACTAAAAATAAATTAATGGAGGCTGACCTTTTAAAAAAGGCAGATCAAGTTCCAACAGATAAAGAACAATTTTTTTTACTTGAGGCTCTAGCTGAAAAAACAGAAAAACAACAAAAAATATTAGAAGAAAACTTACACGTTAAAGTTATGTTAGAAGCAGCTATGCAAGATATTGAAAAATTAAAAAAAGATATTGAAAAACTTAAAGATGCCACAAGAGATATTAAATTTAGTAACGGAAACGGAAACGGGCATTAATGCAGGTACTTTACAAGAATATGATTATACTTGTGAAGATGCTGAATGTGAGTGGAAACAAATAACTGAGTATTGGAGGAAAAAATAATGGCTGATAGAGATAAAATAAATCAATTTAAAAGTATTAAATATGCTCAAGAATCTTTAGATTCTAAAAAAGAAATGAAATTCTTTAAAATGCTTCGTAAAGAAGTAGAGATTGGTGCAAACGGCACATCTAAATATATGATTAAAAAAGGACCTAATAAAGGTAGGTTCGTTTAATGTTAAAAGCTGTTATAGCTCTTTGTTTATTTATCAATGGACAAATAGTTGAGCATAGGATACAAGATTCGATATCAGATTGTCTTAAACATAAAAGAGAAGCTGAAAGAAATATGAGTATGGATAATAAAAGATTTATGTGTGGTGAAGTTGAAGCTGAAATAGAATATAATACTGATGGTTCAATGACTATAAATAAAATAATAAAACCAAAATAATGAAACTTACAGCTAATATAAGCTTGGATGAGCTTATTAAAAGTCAAGTTGCCGAACGTAAAGGCATTAATAACAATCCATCACCAATGCAAATAGAAAATTTAAAAGCATTGGCTGTGAATATTTTACAACCGATCCGTAGTCATTTTGACAGGCCTCTAATC